CCAGCGTCCGCTCGATGGCGGCGAGGCGCTCCTCCACTGGCACCGAGCGCACGCGCCCGGCAGCGACGAGCGCGAACACGTCGCCCGAGCTGGCGTCGACCCCAGCGCGGACAGCCTGGAGGTCGATGACCTCGGCGCTGGCCACGAGGGCGTCCTCGCGGGCAATGGGGAAGCCGGGCACCGGGACGGCGAGGCAGGCGACGAAGTGCAGCTTGCCTGCGATCATGCGCCAGTCGCCCGACATGCCCATGGACTCGAAGCGCCGAATCTGCTCCTCCGTCACGCCCTCGCAGAGCACGCCGCTGGCCCAGATGCCGAAGTCGTCCTCTCCGGCGCACACGTCGGCCATCTGCACCGCGCCGTAGCCGCCGTCATAGTGCGCAGGGCTGGTCGGCTGGTAGTGCGCCTTGGCGGTCTCGGCGTTCCGGATGGAGACCGAGGCGTGGCCGCAGCCCATGGTGAGGTTGCCGATGGCAATCACGTCGCCCTCCGCCGTGCGCCGAGCTCCGGTCATGAAGTAGGCGTAGGTGGGCGAGTGCGGCGGCTTGCGGTTCTGCCCCGGCAGGCCCGTGTGGCTCGCGCCCCAGTAGGCGACGTGCCCGAACACCCGGCGCGTCTGCCGGTCAACGGTCAGCGGGCAGGCGTAGTGGCCGTCGGCCTGGCGCACGAGGCGGGGGTCGCCAACGTGGAAGCCCGGATCCTCGAACAGCGCCCGAGAGGGCAGGCTCGGCTCCGGCGCGCCCGAGGCGGTCACGGTCACGGAGGTCGGGGGAGCCGAGGCGACGGCGATGGGCGTGGTCGGCAGCTCCTGGTCGGCCATGGCGATAACGGCCTGCTGGAGCGCCGGCGTGGCGACGATGGTGGCTGCGCCGATGGTGAGGTTCGTGTAGCGCACCCACCAGTCGTAGAGCACGCTGTCGTCGTCGTCGCAGTCGTCGTAGTCGTAGTAGCCGACGCCCGAGGTCTGCGTGGAGATTTCGATTTCCACGATCTCCATGTCGCAGTTGCGCGGGTCGATGCTGATGAACCGCTGCGTCTGCTCCTCCACGAGCAGCTGCGCCAGCTGGCCGTGCTCGCTGGTGCCGAACACGCCGGTCGCGGGGATGGAGTTGTAGCCCTCCATCTCCTGCCGCTCCATCGTGTCGATGCGCCCGCAGGTGACCGCGCCCCAGTGCCCGCCCTCGTCCTCGATCTGGAGGCGGAGCGAGACCGGCAGGTCCGGGAACTGGCAGGCGCCCGGCATGATCTCGCGGCCGGGGTCCTCGTCGGTGCGCAGCCCCTCGACGCAGAGGATGGCGTGCCACGCTGCGCCGGGGTTTTCCACGATCTGTGGAATGTCCGCTCCGGCGGCGACCATGGCGTGCGCAGGCTCGTGCGGCAGCGTCGACACGAACGCCCCCTTGGGCACCGTGCCGTCGCGGCCGATGCGGGCAAACGGGTCGATCGCCTCGGGGTCCCAGCGGACGGCCATTTCGACTTCCACGCCCCCGAGCGAGTGCAGCTTGACCTTCGTGCGCTCGACTGGCGGGCCCTCCCGCTGGCGCTCCCGCAGCTGCTCCACCTTGGCGGCGAGCTCCTCGTTGGAGCGGACCCGCGTGCTGCGCTCCGTGAACTGATGACCGGCGGGCCGCTCCCCGAACTTCTCCAGGAGGAACTGCGGGGCCATGCCAGCCACGACCTCCATGGCGTGCGCCTCGGCGTCGTCCCGGCCCTCCGCGACGAATTCAGCGAGCGCCAGGGTGAGGGCGGTGTCCCGAGCGGTCACGAGGCTCATGTCGGCCAGCTCGGGGCGGTCGTCCTCCGGCAGGTGCTCCGCGAGGTGCTGGTAGATGGCGCTGCGCTCGGCCACCCAGGCGGCGTCCTGGACGCTGACGCCACGGCCACCGTTGAGGATGGCGATACCCGAGGAGCAGGCCTCGGGGATCACGGCCCCGAGCTGGCCATCGGCGGTCGGCACCTCGTGGTGCGGGAACGCCTCGCCCCAGTCGCCGTGTGGGTCGTCGCCGCTGGCGATGAGCGCTGTCACCCGGCCCCGGTGGTCAACCGCCACGAAACGAGAGCGGAACGGCGGCAGGTGGTCGGCTGGCACCCCAGTGGGTCCGTGCCGACGCTTGATGGGTCCGAACGTCATCGGGAGCCTCCTTGGTCGTTTGTGATTGTGACAGATGGCGGTTGCTGGAGCAGGGAACTTGGTCTCGTCAGGCGTTCTCGCCCTGGTACTGCGGGGCCTGCCCGTCCTCGTATCCGGAGCCCTCGGGGACCACGCCGTCGTAGGTGACCCAGCAGCGGCAGTTGATGGTCTCGTCGTCGGGACCCTCTGGATCCCCGGGCCCGACCATGCCGCCGCCCACGTCGAACAGCTCGTTGATCGACACGTCCTCCACGCTCTGGTGTGTCTCCCGGACGCTGTCGTCGCCCACGTTGTTCCAGGATTTCGTCGCGCTCAGGTAGGGCGGGGCCTCGGCGCTCACGACATAGCTGGCCAGGTACTGCGTCACGTCCTCGGAGGCCAGGGTGGCCGAGGTCGTCGCCATGGCGGAGATGACGCTCCCGAGAATGTCCGGAGCGCTCCCGAGCACCGCAACGAGGTCCAGCTCCACGGCGTCCTCAGCGGCGGTGCCCGCGCCGCTCGAGGGAGCCGCAGGCGAGGGTGTCTGTCGCTTCCGAGCAGCAGCCGCGGTCAGCGCCGCCGGAGCAGGGCCTCGGACGGCCGCGGCGTCCAGCCGGTCGCCTATCCACTGCCCGAGGCTCGTCGCTCGGGCCACGATCGCCTGCGCCGTGTCGTCCGAGGAGTCGGCCTGCCCCCAGAGGGAGGGCAGCTTCAGCGTGGCGGTCGCGGCGTCCAGGCTCCCCTGCGCCACCGCGCTCGCCGCCGGGGCGAGGTGCGTGGAGAGGTTGCGCTGCCAGCTCTCCTGGCTCCAGAGGCGCGGAATGGCGGTGCCTCGAACCGCTGCGACGGCAGGCTTCCCAGCCGCAGTCAGCGCCGGCAGTGAGATGCCATGCGAGCGCAGTGTGACAGTGAGCTTGACGAGCTGCTCGGCCCAGGCTGCCGCCACGGCGGTCCTGAGCTGCGCCTCGTGCGCATCGACGGTTCGCTTGGGAACGAGCCGGACCCCGGCCACGTCAGTCCCCGGAGAGGTCGAACTTCACGAGCTCGGTGCCGTCCTCGGTGACGATGCGGCCCGTGCCGGGCATGGAGAGTTGCACTGTGGCGTACCGCTGGTCCGGCTCGCGCTCGGGCGCGGAGGCCTCAACGTCGAACTCCAGAAAGCAGGGGACCCGAGCGGGGCCGAGCTTCACGCCTTCAGCTCCGGGTGCATTTTGTACCAGCGCCGGAGCGCGTCCCGCTTCATCTGCCGCGAGGCCAGCCGGTCAAGCATGGTGATGCCGTCCAGGTGGTCGACCTCGTGCTGGAACATGCGAGCGATGATCCCCTCGGCCTCGACTTCGACCAGCTCCTTGTCGACGGTCAGCGCTCGGACCACGCAGCGCACCGAGCGGAACACCTGCACCGAGAGGCCAGCGTCGAAGCGATTGGCGAGCTGGTGGTAGCGCCCGAGGAACGAGAGGCACTCCTCGGGGCCTGCCTCCCGAGCGAGCGAGGCCTCCACGATCTCGGGGTTGATGAGCGCCATCGCCGCGCCGTTGTTGTCCCAGACGAACGCCCGGAACGGGATGGCGACCTGCGGGGCCGCGATGCCGTAGGAGTCGACGTGCATGGCGGCGAGCTGCTCGCGCACCTGCACGAGCGAGTCGACCAGCTCCTGCACGACCCCGTTCTCCCATGCGTCGTCGGGCACCGGCAGGCAGGGCATGGAGAGCGCCGGGTGCGGGAAGGGCACGAGCTCGGTGCGGACCTCCTGCGGCCCCTCGATCTTCGCCCCGAGGCCCTCCAGCGCTGCTGGCGAGAACGGCGTGCCGAGCTGCTTGACGCTCATGCGCCGACCCGCACGCCGAGGATGGCCTCTCCGAACAGCTCGGGCGTGACCTCGATCGGCACGTCGTAGAGCGCCTTGCGGGCCAGCGTCAGCACGACCGCGGAGGCCTCTCCGGCCACCCGCTTGTCGTCGTCGCACTCGGCCTGGCGGGCCCAGGCGGCGACCTTCTTGGAGAAGCAGGCGATTTCCGCCAGCATCGGGTCGTCCGTGTCGCCCAGGATCCGGCCCACGACCTCCGCCCCCAGGATGCGCGCCACCTTCGAGTTGTCGACGTTGGCGATGGCCCGCTTCTCGTCGTCGCTCATGGCTTGGCCCCGGCCCTTCGTGCGGATCCGGGCCCCGTACTTCTCCAGCGCTCGGTCGACGGCCAGCTCGGCGGCCCCGGCCACGCGCACAGCGAGGTAGCGCAGCGGGTCAGTCGCCGCGCTCGCCAGGAGAGCATCGCTCTCGGCTTGGCGAGTGGCGTGCTGCGCCGCGCTCGTCCCTGCGATCGCCGCGCCAGCGGAGGCTCCGGGCACGACCGCCCCGCCTGCGCTGGCCTCGTCAATGGGAACGGCTGCATCGCTCGGAGGAGCGGGCACGACCTCCCGGATGCGCCCGAGCCGGTAGGCGTCGATGCGCTTCGCAATCTCCAGGTCCTCGGGACCACCCTCCGGCTCCAGGCCGAGCGCCTCGCGCATTTCGGAGATCCGGATGGTCATGAACGTGAGGTCCTTGGTGAAAACCTCGATGATCTCCTTGGAGCGGTCGGGCTTGGAGATGAGCTTGCGAGCGTCGTAGGTGATGGCCACGTTCATCACGTCGTCGGGCAGCGGAGATGTGGCGAGGTGCTCGGCGTCGATGCCTCGAGCTGCGGCCATGGCTGGCCAGAGGTACGCGACCGTCAGCGCGTCGCAGATCATCTGGAGCAGCGGCTGGATGTAGAGATTGAAGTTGTCGTCGCTCACCTGCGCGGCGTTCGCAAACGTCGTGCCGGCGTGGCCGAGAACCTTCTCCGGTGGGAGGTCGAGACCGCGGGCGAGGCGCTCCACGGCCTCGGTGCGCTTGATGACGTTCTCCTGGTCATCGGTCTGGAACGGAATGTGCCGGATGTGGGCGAGCATGTCGGCGGGGCCCTGGAGGATGTAGGGCATCCACGCAGCAGCGCTCGCCGGGTCGTCAATGGCTTTCGCTCCGGTGTTGATGATGTCGATCGCCAGCGGGTTCTTCGCCTCGGCGGTCTGGCCGTCGGCGTCGGCATCGTCGTCGGGCGTGTCCAGCTCGTCGGGGATGGCGAGGATGCCCGCGAGGCTCATGCGGGAGATGGCGGCGGCCCGGACGAGCCGGGTCAGGACGACGAGCTCCTCCAGGATCTCCAGGCAGGCCCGCACCGAGCTGCTGGCGAGCATCTGGTACTGGCCGTCGGGCTTCCAGATACGGATGGGCTTGGAGCCCTCCGGCAGCTGCGTGCCGCCCCAGCCCGGCCCGTAGTAACGCATGAACCGCTGCCCCTCGGGAGCCAGCTCCTGCGTGGAGAACACCTCGAACACCAGGCCGGTCGGCTCGTCCTCGGGGACGACATAGCCCTCCCCAGCGATGAACAGCTTCTCTCCCAGCGAGCGCAGCATCTCGCTCTGGCCGCCGCGCGGCATCTTCAGCTGGTGGATGGCCTCGGCGGCCTCGTTGGCCAGAGCCTCGTCCAGGCCCTCGGCTGGCTCCTCTCCGGTGAAGGCCTGCTCCACCGAGCCGTCGGGGTTGCGTTTCCCGGCGACGAGCTTGCAGCGCGACAGGCAGTTGCCGACGAACAGCATGGAGGCGTTGAGCTCGGGGACGCTGCGCGTGTAGCCCCACGCCGCGTGCTGCCAGGTGCGGGTGACGGCATTCGGCGCGGGGAACCCGCCATTCGGGGCCTGCGACGGGTCCATGACCATCGCCGCCGCGGTCAGCGTTGCGGTCAGGTCTTTGACCTTGGTGCTCTGCTTCTGGCCGAGCTTGGTGTCGATGAGGTGCTGGCGCGTGGCCACTTCCGCGCGCGTGCGCTTGCGGGCGGGCGCGCGAGGGGCTGGGGCGGGGACTACCGCCGTCGCGGTCGATCCATTGGACGAGGGCAGTGCCCCCTCGGCGGGCTTGCGCCTAGGCACTCACGCCTCCACGAGCTGGTAGAGGAGGCCAGCGACCGCCGCGCTCGCCAGCCATGCGAGCCCGAGGAGCTGCCAGGAGGCGAGCAGGCCGCAGAAGTGCGCCACAACGAGCGCTGCCAGCGACGACCAGACGGACATGCACCAGAAGCAGTTGACCAGCTCGACCGGCCAGCGGGCGACGAGGTGGCCCGTGCCCTCGATCGGCATGCCGGCGTCGTCGCGCAGCGGCTCGACTCGGGGCGGGAAGCGGTGGGCGAGCGCGGAGCGCAGCGGAGCAGCGAGGGTGTCGGTCGTCACCAGCCGGGCGACCCGGTAGGAGGCGAGCGTTGCCAGAGCGAGAACGCCCCACGTCACCGCGCATGCGCCGAGCTGGTCGCCATCGAGCGACAGGCTACGTCAACGAATGACGATTGTGGTGCTCTTGACCCGCTTCACGCCCTTGGCCCGCGTCTGCGAGCCGCGCTTGACCTTCTTCGGCTTCTTCGCCTTGGGCCTGGTGATGGTGATGGCCACAGCTCGGGATCGTACAGCCGCCGAGGGCCGGGGCAGGGCACCCGGAGGCCGCAGGAAGGCGGTATCCCGCGGCGTCGGGCGCTCATCCGCCCCAGCCCCCAGCGAGGTTAGGCGGTCGGAGGCCTGCCCCGCAGGAGCGCCCGAACGGTCCAGCTCTGGCGCTCGGCTGTCCCGTAGTGCGCCGCCGTGACCCGCTGGAACAGCTCGATGAACGCTGCGCGCTCATGGCGGTAGGGCTCAATCGGCTCCAGCCCGAGCTGGCCCAGGATGGAGTTGGTGCCCTCGGGGCACCAGTCGCGCCGCCCCCGCTGGTGCAGGACCATGTTGCGCGCTGCGACCTTCATCTCGTCGGCGGTCGCATAGGGCGTGCAGCCGACGCTCAGTACGCGGTCCAGCTCGGCCATCCATGCGGGCCCAGCGTCCTCCGTCAC